CTTGGCACACCTAATATTTGATCGGCTTCTCCGTCAAATTGGATTTCGGTTGAGGTTAGCACCGATGATTTTGCTAGTCCACCAATGGTGAAGTTGCCAGCCATCGCTTCCTCAACCTGTACCGCTATCGCATCAGCATCATCATCAAACGTGGCGCTCTCGCGCACATAGATGTCAAGCTCAAGCGATAACTCGCGGTTCATGTCTGTGATCCCAGCCGTGTAACGCTCACTCGACTCGCTGCCTGTGTAGACGCTTATCGCTGGCAATAAAGCCTCATTGAGCGGATGCACGCGCGTTGTATATACTCGACTGCTAACCAACGTCACAGCCGATGATAGTGTTGTCGCTACTGCGTCACGGATTTGCTGCCTAACGTGTGCCATCTATGGTTTTTCCAACTGTAGGACCGTGACCCCGGTTCCGTCATGTATCCAAGCGACGATATTATAAGTCACCCCGCTGATAACGATTGTCTCACCAGATGAGACACTAGGCACATCAATGGTTCGGCAGGTGAAACGAGGTTGCTGTTGATGCACCTGTGCCGTTCCACCAGCGTCCATTGGGACTGTCTCATTGTCAAATATGCCGTTGATCGTGCCGCCATCATAGGTCGCCGCCGTGGCGAAATCCTCAACGTCGAAAAGCAATGATAGATCATCGGCAAAAGAGATCGCCATTAGCTGTCATCCTCTGGCGTGTTTAACTCAACATCTGACTTGCTCAGTCCAACGCTGCGTGTTGTCTTTTTGGGTGCTTTAGGCTTGGATGCCTTTGGCTTAGGTGCGCTCGCAGCTTCAGCATATCCACGCGCAATCAGCTTTTGTGCTGTGCGATCAGGAATGTCATGCTCTTCACCTTTATAAAGGTTGCCACCGACACCAGTGAAACACTTCTGCAAAATCTTGACTTTCATATTCCGCCCCTTTGTTTGCAAGAGAGGGCATTTCTGCCCTCTCTCTCGTCAGTTATTAGGCAACTGAAACTTCATCTGTTTTAGCGAAGCTGACACCGTTGCGAACACCTACGTCCAATTCAGCATGGAGAACCATGCGAACTGTACCAGCACGCGATCCAGTGTATGGATCAACCATGATGGAAGGTGCGCCAAACTGTGCGATGATCAATTGTGAGAAGTCACCAAAGATCAATGCAGACGCATCGTTTCCACCATCGCCGGGATCGAGGTTTGTTGGCACGTTGGACGAGAATGCTGCGTTATAACCGTAAAGGTTATTCCACGGATCATTCATGATCATAACGCTATCAGTCGATGCAACTTTGGCTGTGGAAGCCAGCTTTGCCTTGACCGCTGGGTGAGACAGGAAGCCAGCCGCATTGCCATTGACGATGCCGTTGTCCTCTTCAACCAGTTTGACCAGTGTGATGATGTCTGACCATGTCAAAGAATCAACATCTGTACCGGCTGAAATGTCAAGATTGTTGACATCCGCTGCATTTAGCAAGCCTGTTGGCTGACCACCGGAACCTGAGCCTTGGATCGCATAAAATTCAGTGCGATCCGCCGCAGATGCGAGCAAGTCGTTCTGAATGATTTGCTCAATAGCTGGAACGGATTCCATCATAAGCAAGCGGGACAAGTCAACAAACGCACCCATTGTGCGCGGCTGCAATGTTACGCCGCCGTCTGTGCCAGCACCGTCCGCAACGTCTGCCAATTCCTCGACGAATGCTGCGTTAGCACCTGTCGCCATCTTTGGCATCTTAATGCGGCCAGTAAGACCAGACATATACGTTGCACCCAGACCGCCTAGAACTTGGCGTGCGCGAAGTGCTTCAATGAACATATCACCGCGATGCGCTGTTGGCACAAAGTCATCAAAGACAACCTCTGAACCAGAGCCGCCAGTTGCCGCTGTGGACAACGGACCACGTTGACCCCATGCAAAGTCTGGCACATAGATGCCCTCTGCACTGCGACCGACGCGCTTAGTGATTTCGTCGTTCATTTCACGCTCGAAGCCAGCTTCACGCCAGTCACCTGTGATCTGCGCTTGAACCATGCGGCCCAATGAATAGTTACGCTTTTCTTTTACAGGAACGTCAACGGTTGCTGGTGCAACGTCCAGCGGAGTGTTGCCAATTGCATCCAGCAATGTGCCACGGAACGAGTCCACGGACATACCTTTTGCAATGGCTTCATTCGCCAGATCACGCTTGTTGTGCTTGGCAGCGATTGCCAAGATTTCTGCATCGTTCTTGCGTGCGGAGCGAACTGCTTCAGCTTTTACCGCATCAAGATCGATGTTGTTTGTGACTTCATCAGTCATTTTAACATCCTCCAAAGATGGTTGAGTTTGAGGTTTTGCTGGAACTGATCGCCCAACGCCAACCAGATTTGACTGATCTGCCGGAACTGAAACAATGCTAATTTCCATCGGTGTCGTTTTTACACGATAATAATCCTCTGGATCATCATCACGACGAATACGGCCATCAATACGATAGCCAACGCTGATGTTTTGTCTGATGCCATCAGCAACATCATTGAACACTTCAGAAGCTAGTGGACCCTTGCCAAATCGCACCATTGCACGCAGACGACGCGCACCTTCATCAAGTTCAACCCCTTCGATCACGCCTATTTGCTTTTCCATATCATGGTCCAACAAAAGCGGTGCGCGACCACTATTTAGGAAATCTAAATTCATACTGCCACGCTCGTGATCAATGACCTCCAGGCCAAATGAGCGCTCAACAGGCTCTTCCGTGGAGACGCCAACTTTGACACGGCGAGCCTCCTGGTCAATCGCAGCGCTCTCGCCCATATGGACGGCACGCTTAGACATTTCCTCGCGGCTAAAGCGCTCTTCCTCAGTCGGCATTTCTGCTATCGGCATTTCTTCAACCGCCTCCGCTGGCTGTTCAGCGTGCGGCTTCGCAAACGTCACAACATACGCTTCCTCGGTCTCTTCAATATTAATCACATGACGTTTTTTCATGTCTTCACCTCGCTTTGACGACATAGGATGACCAGACGGCAGAAGGTCAGTATCATGCTTGCCTGACCTAAACTTACCATTTCTTAATACATAAAGAAAGCTATTCACTCGCGCATATGCCCATTGCTCTGGCGACTGCACATTTGGCCTCACGCTTTGAGGGTTGTTTTTGTATGCGCCAACCCCCCGCTCGAACACTGCCGTCAAGGTGCGCAGATTGGTGCGCTTAGACGCAACATCGCCAACCTTTTCGTTGTGTTCCTCAACTTTATTCTTCAAACCCTCGCTCACTGCATCAGTGACCGCCCGGCGCTCTTCTGACTTCAAACGCTCAACAATATTGCGCGACCAAGAAAAACCAGCGTCACCGCCCCAGAGCGCCCATGCGATGCGTCCATTTGATGGATAGCCGTCCTCGCCTTGGTCAAACCCTTCCGCTTTCTTATCAACCTCATGACGGCTGAAAAAGCTAAACATCCGCTTGACTGTGTCTTCAGACAGGTTGCGATCATTCACAATATCACGCGCTCTGGCGATGCCGACCTCTGTGCCGCCGCGTCCATGATCACTGCGCCAATCCAAACCCCTCTGCGCTTCTGTCTTCATGCCTTCTGTGGTTTTATAGCTCGCCATCTGGTTCCTCGATCTCAGCTTGCACTGGTGCTTTGTTACCAAACGGCTCAAACGCCATTTTCAACCCATAGCGCTCGGCCATCTCTTTGTCGGCCTGTATCTGGCTGAATACTTCCTCAACGTCCCGCCCATAGTTCGCGGCGACGTCATTCATGCTGATTATGCCATTGGTCAGCGCTGTGACGCTCGCATTAATCTCACGCTGCGGATCAACCCAAGCGAATCCACGGCCACGGAAGTGAATATTGTCGCTAAATTTGTCGAATTTGCTGACCGGGATCGGAATATCACCAAACGTCAGCGAACTATCAAGCCAAGCACGGAAAACAGGCTCGCAAAAGTGCTGGATGATAAAGGATTGCAGCGTTTTATAGTGATCGCGCTCTTCAATCGTGCCTTGACGGATGGACGAGTATGAAACGCCCTTTAAGTCATTTGAGAGGCTTGTGTAACTAACATTTAAGCCAGACGCGATGCCGCGCAAGACCGCTTGCTCAAAGTCAGCAAATGCCGACGTAGGATGCGCCGGATCAATCATCTTAAAGTCATGGCCAGACGGCAATTGATAGACAGAAGCCGGAGCCATATCGATAACAGGCACTTCATCCTCAGTCTGATCGTCGCCAACAAACTCGTCGCCATCTGGCGTTGTAATGATACCAAACTTAGCCGCCGCTGCACGCGCAGCAATCAACTCGGCCTCACGATAGCCGTGCAGCATCTTCAACGATGCAATGGCTGGCGACATAAACGGCTCGCCGCGCGTTTGATGCGTGCGTTGAGGGATAAACAGATGCAACATTTCTGTCGAAGGGACGCGCGTATGCTTGCGCTCTGCACTTGTGGCAAAATTCAACGTATCATTCGGGTGAGCCGTCAGCACATAATAAGCAACTGGCCGCTGGAAGTTGTCCACCTCAACGCCCATACGAATTTGATTGCCATTCTCTGCCTTGCCGTTCTTTGACTCGTCAACCAAGTCACTCTCAATGAACTGCAACGAAAATCCATCACGGAAACGGCGATTTTGAACAAACTTAACAAATACCTCGCCATCGCGTGCTAAAGTCTCAGCAACATAGCGCTGCGCATCAAGCCAAGACATCCGGCCAGTGACATCGCAGTTGCCCAGCCGACCCCAAGCGCGAAATGCGTTCTCAAGGATCGTATTGCCAGCCGCATCAAGTGATCGGTCATCATTGCGAGCGCGAACTTGAACAGTGAAGCCCTTTTCGCCCACCACATTTGTCCGCATTAGATTTAGAAAGCGCTTTGCATACTCGTTATTGCGCGCCAAATCGCGTGATCGGTTGCGCAGAATAGGCAGGTTTGTGCGTAGCTCACTGTCAGCCGAAAAGCTAGAACTGATAAAGTCACTGAACAACCTCCCTTGATTTGCACCAGCATATTGACGCAACCTGCGATGACGCTTTTGCTTAGGTTCATCGGCTTGGCCGTTTAGAAATGGCAAATAATCAAGCAAGCCCATACTAGAACCTCATTAAGATTGTGGATGATGTTTTGCGGCCATGCTTGACATCAAGTTTCCGTTTATGAGCCTTTACCTCGCGCCGATAGTAATCACGCCAAGTCAGCAATTCATCTGGCGACATCTTAGTAAGTGATCGGCCAGCTATACTATAGCTGGACAAGTCGCCGTCAGCCCTATTCTCTAAGACTGCCTCAATCTTTTGCAGCATCTTCTCAGAATGCTCACGCGGATCAACATTGTTGACATCCAAATCTGGCATGATGTCAATCTCACCAGTGTCAACAACCAGCCGATTGCTGGATGACGTTTGCACCACCTCAAGCTGATAATGATAATGACCATCCGTATAATTTGCAGTCACAGAACTTGCTGCGCTAAACAAATAGTCCGAGCCAGTGTTGGTCGCGTTAATCGTGATCTCAACATTGCCACCAGTACCAGATCGCAATATCAGAGCCATCGTGTGAAGCGAATTGTCGTAATCTGTAGAATATTCGGTCAGCTTAAATTGGACAAAATCGCCCAAAACTATAGATGCCGGAATTCTCGTTGGTGCATTGTCAGCGTCAAACAGATTGGCCATTCTGTTAATATCCTGTCACAAAATTGTTAGGACGCGGCTTGAACGCACGCCTTTTAGGTACAACTTGTGATGATTTTACCCCATTTCTACCCTGTTTTGCAAGGTGTTCAATATTAAGACCCATTAATTCCAACGCAGCCATCGCATAGACGCGGCAATCAAGCGCCTCGTTGCGCTGTCGAACCTTAACCCACTCTCGCTTTGGACGACCCTTGAAATACTTTGTCACCTTCTTTTCAGACGTAAGCATTCGGAAATATTCCTCGCTGTGGCTAAATGGAAAGTGGCAATATCCCGGTCCAACCTCTGGTATCTTTAACCGAGCAAATATCAACTCTTTAGCCGTATCTGTCCCAACAGGGAAAAGATTGATCTTGCCAATGTTGTTCTTGGTGGGCTTCCCGGCGATAGGCTTGCCCTCGCCGCCAATACCCTTGATCGCAAAGATACGATTGCCAGCACGCTTGCGAGCATAGTTATAAACCTGTTGCGTGTAGTGGCCACCGCTATCAACGCAGGATGATCGGATAATCATTTCGCCGCGCGTTGGATGGTCAAACGTCTGCCTCAATACTTCATCAAGCCGCTGCCATAACTCCGCACTAGACGGATCGCCGTAAATCTCGTCGTATTGGATCGACCAAGTTTCATGGCCGCTGCCTGTCGCCATGATCTCATACGCCAAGCGATCATCCTGAACGTCCACACCCGCAGTCAAAACCACTGCGCCGTCTGGCAATTCGCCGTCCCAAACCTCACGCCGCTCATATAGATCATATTCGTCTATGCGCTCGCCTTGCTCTTCCCAAGTCTCGCCAAGGTATAGGTTGACCCAAGCCTTGAGCCGCATTGGATCGCCTTTGGCGTTTATAAAGTCACTCACTCCCTGCGATAGCGATGTCCACGGAGAATATAACGCAGAAAGGTGAAAGCCAGCAACGATGCGCGTTGGCTCTGTCGCAATCCACTTGCCGCGCTTGACCGCGCTATATCGCTTCGCATCATCCCAAACGCCGCCGCAGTGAGGGCAGCAATAAAAGGCAGTGCTTGGATCGCCGTTCTCCCACTGTACGTTCTCCCAGCGCAATATTTGCTCCTCATTGCAATCTGGGCAAGGGACATGAAAATATCTTTGGTCACTCTCGGCAAAGGCTTTCTCAATCCTAGACGCACCCTTCTCAGTTGGCGTGCTGACCATAATGATCTTGCGGTTCCAGAAGGTGGTTGATCGCTTTTTAGCCAACTCAACAGGATCGCCCTCTGTCCCGGCAGATAATGGGTATCGGTCAACTTCATCGCACAACACAACTCGGATCGGCCTAGATGCCAACCCCGACGGACTGTTAGCACCCGCAATGCTAATATGACCGCCACGGAATATCTTGTGCAGCATTGTGTTGCCGCTATCGCGCGACCTTGGATCACCAATGATACTCGTCAAGGCTTCACTGTCGCGGATCATAGGTGCAAATCGCTCTTGCGACCAAGACTTAGCCATCTCCAAGGTGGGCTGCACAACAAGCATCGGCGCTGCATCCTGATGGACATGATAGCCGCATATATTGTTGATGATCTCCGTCTTACCAATCTGTGCGCTTGTCATCAGCACAACTTGCTCAATCAAGGGATCGCTGACAGCATCCATCATGCCTCGCTGATATTCCGCACGGCTCGTTGACCATTTTCCAGCCTCCGCTGATGCTTCTGGTGATAAGCGCCTATATTCGTCAGCCCATTGCGAGATCGTTAGATCAGGCGGTGGAGCCGCCGTTTTCAGCGCTTGTATCGCCACCGTCTTCATCATCTGTGGCCCTGATAGGCGTAATGACTTCGACTCGCATTTCTGCAAGCTCTGAGAGCGCGTCATGCACTTTTTCCTTTAATACTTGTTTTGCACCCGCAAGACTTGATGCCGCTTGCGTATCGGCTGCCGCATTGGTCGGGATCGCCAGCATTTTGGTCCGCATATTTGCCACCACATCGCACCAAGCCTTTTGCACATCACTTGACGGCAGTAATCTTGCGGCCATCTGTTCGCGCTCCATTTCAGCCATATCGGCCTTTGCCTTGGTCAATCTAGCGCGATGCGATGCGTAATCATCACCGCCAGCTTGCACGTCGCCTTTGATCGCACGCTCACGCAAATATTTGACATATGAGCGAACCACCGGGACAAGCTCATATCTGCCGCGCTCTTTGCGAGGGATCACGCCCATATTGACAAGCTGGTTGATCCGCTGCGGCGTTAGATCAAGCAACTTGCATATTGTGTCGAGTGGAAAGGTTGATGGTGCTGCCATGTCAAAACCTATTAAAGACCCTGCGCAATATATAAGATCGCGCCAAGCTGATTGCAGTAAATGCCAAGCCGATGGCGAAACTGTCTGCGATGGTGACGTTATAGCCAAACATGGGCAGAAGAATGATATTGGCTGCAACGCTGACTAGATAGCCGATCAAAACATTACTAATCGACTCAACGGCGCTCATTATGCGGCTTTGCATTGCTCCGCCTCCATTTCAGCATATTTTTGACCGCTTGCCTCATGGGTTGCGTCTTTACCTGTGAACTCTTGCCAGCGCTTTACTATCACGTCGCAATATTTCGGGTCTAGCTCCATGATGTAACCATTACGCCCAAGCTTTTCACAGGCGATTAGTGTTGAGCCTGATCCGCCAAATAAATCTAAAACATCCCATCCTCGTCTGGTAGTTTTATCGATTGCTTCTTCTGCGAGGCTAACAGGTTTTTGTGTCGGGTGGAGGTATTCATTAGCGTTATCTTTGCCGACTTTCCACACCGAACCAATACGCTTTCCTGTCAATTCATATCCGCGATGCCAAACTAAGGCAGTCTCATAATCACTGCTAAATGTTTTCTTTAGGTCTCCAATTCCTCCACCGCCCTTAAACCATATAACTTGATTTGTCGGATAGCCAAAAGATTCAAACTGATTGATCCATTCGGGCAAAACCTTCCAGCTAGTCCAAACAAATATCCATCCTTTGGAAAAAGCTTCAATAATTGGCGAAATATCCAAAAAGGTATCATCATTTTTTAATACATCGAACTTCTCTGATTTGGTTCTCATGTTTGATTGATAATTAACTCCATATGGTGGATCAGTGTGAACCATTTGCGCCTTGCTCCCATCCATCAACTTATCAACCGCATCGATGCTGGTGCTATCGCCGCACATCAGCCGATGATTGCCAAGCACCCAAACATCGCCCTCAACCGTAATTGGAACCTCTGGCGCATCCGGCACTGCATCCTCGTCGGTCAATCCTTCCTCAACCGCCTCCGCCAACAAAGCCGCCAATTCATCATCCGCAAACCCGGTCAAAGATAGATCAAAGTCTGCCTCGTTTAGCTCCTTCAATTCAATCGCCAGCATATCATCATCCCAACCAGCGTTGAGCGCCAATTTGTTGTCCGCGATGACATAAGCCTTCTTTTGGGCATCCGTTAAATGTCCTAATCTCAGACAAGGAACCTCTTTCATTTCTAATCTTTGCGCGGCCATCGTTCTGCCGTGACCCGCAATAATTACGCCCTCCTGGTCAATCAAAACAGGGTTCGTGAAGCCAAATTCCTTTATTGACGCGCTTATTTGCGCCACCTGCTCGTCCGAATGAGTGCGAGAATTGCGTGCATAAGGAACCAACTTCGCGGTCTCAACGTACTCGATTTGCTGTTTCATTTAGTTTACCTTTATAAATGAAAGTGTTGCTTTTCATTCTGTCGCTAGAAATAAAACGTGGTCCGAATTACCCACGATGGGGATACGGCCAGAAGAACCTAGATATTGTGGCAAACGACCCCTCAAACACAATATATAGTATATCATCCTCTGAAACCTGACGATCTGATTGCATTGCGCAACTCCCGGCGGAAGATGCGAGGGAAAGCCTGTTTGCCATACTTTTCCATGCGAGCATAGAAGCGGAAGCGCGGACGATATGATGGCATCGTGTTGAATAGGTGCAGCCTCTTGCGCACTTTGTTTTTTGCCATGCGTTCAAAGACACCATCGCCGCCCTTGATCGCGAGCGGATGACTTGGCTTAGGCACAAAGAACTTGCCGCCCTTGTTGCCCAGCCCACCGATGATCTTGTTTATGCTGTTGCGCGTCATGTTGCCAGACGCATTGAGCCTCGCGTCCCGTGTTGGCGTGGCATAGCGAAACTTGCCAGCGCCTTTGCCGCGTATGCGTATCGCTCCCTCGAATGCCTTGGGTTGTCTCGCGCCACCTTTTTCCTGCACTTCAAGATAGTGCTGTCTGGATGGCACGGCGTTTGATGCTGTGCCAGACGCGCGATCCTTGCGCTTGATGATTGTGCGCGGGTTGTTCTTCCTTGCCGGGATAAAGAAAAAAGCATTGCGCGTCCAAGCTGTGGGGTTGCTGAATAGCTTTGGCGCGTCCCGTTTGTTTTGCTCCACCAATGTCTTTGACGTTAGCGTGAGGGATTTGGCTGCGGCAAAGGGAACTTGGCGCGTCACCATAGTTGCCAGCTTTGCGTTCACCTTGTCGCCATTGAATGTAAATCTGAATGCCACTGCCATTCTTATCTGCGCCTCCTGTTGTGCCAAGATAGGACTAAAGACCCACTGCCGTCAATCATCCTTAATTTATCCTCAATCGTTGCCAAATGGTATTTCATCGTCATACAGCCTGACCTCTGTGATCTTAGCTGTTGGGAACTCATTCACCACAGCGGCCACCATCTCGCTTGTGCGTGCGCTTATGATAGCACAAACCTCGCTCATGTCATAGACGACCCAATTTGGCCTTGACCTCCGTATGGCGCTGATATCGCCGCTGGCGAGTATGCAGTAAATCTTGCCACCCCATTCACAGATATGGCCGTCAACTTGTGGCGGCTTATGGCCGTCGGCTCTTGCCTTGGCGTTCATAACGTCAAGCGCCTTGATCAGATTGGTCGCCAGTTCTGCGGACAGCTTATAATCGTCGGCCAGCATTGCGGCATCCAGATCACCCTGCAACTCCCGATAGCGGAGCGCATAGGCTGGCGGCACGCAGTCAACCAACGTATCGCCCCAAACCATCGTGGCCTTCCTTGACTTGGCGACGTATGGCCTGACCGCTGCCTCGACCTTGTGATGGATTGGCTTGGCATAGTTTGTATGCGTGGCGTCGAAGGTTCCTCGGTTTGCCATCGCTTTGCTGGGTCTCTTAGCCATTATAAATTTCCCCGTGCTATAGATATAAAACCCCTTATAGGGGTTTTTATATTTTTATAGTTGAGCGCCAAATATATAAAACTGCTATAAAACACTATAAAAATTATAAAACTGACCACATAACCCATTGATAATAAACAAACCGCATTTTTATAGCTCATGAGACCTTTCCCTCTTTAGCCGCAATCCAGATTTTGCCCTCATTTTGGACCATATAGCCGATCCCGAGCAGCCCTTTGAGCGCGTTTGAATAGGACGATGATGGGTTAGTTGAGGTCATTTTACCGCTGGCAAAGTCTCTCAATTCAGCTTCATCAATGCACCAATAACGTCCGCTTTCTGGCCAGCCTGGTCCTGTTGGATTCTCGCCGCCGATGCCCTCGCCGCGCAATTGTTTAAAGGCAGACGTCACGATCTTCTGGTTTGCACCGCTTGGCCGCTTTTGGTTCATGTCAGCCACATCATCGGGGTCTGCCTCTGCGATGGTACAAGTTGTGACCGGGTCGCCGTCTTCATCCACGCCCAACTCATGCACCCGAAGATTAAAGACAAATGGCGCTTGTGGCTCAAGGTCACGCTGTTTGGTTGCCGTTGCCGTCCGCATGGTCCCTTCAACCTCTAGCTCAATCTCGGTATCCGTGGCGGCTCTGAGTGAGCTATGCCCTCGCGCACCTTTAGCTGTATCTTTGCCGGAGTGATGCACGATCATAATGTGAGCGCCTGTAACATCACGCAGCGCGTCGGCGTTGGCGATGAAGGATGTCATATCTGTTGGCCCGTTCTCGTCGCCGCCAGCCATTGCACGCGATAGCGTGTCGATCACGATCATGGACAGTGGCGCACCTTTGTCGGCTTCAATTTGCTTGCATAGCTCTATCAAGCCAGCCAGATCGGCCTCTGGTCGCAGTAGATCGACGGGTGATGGTCTAACGGCTAAAGGTGCATCTTTGACGCCATATTGCTTGCGCAGCGCCACACAGCGCGATTGAAACGCATTGCCGCCCTCGGTGGCCAGATATAGCACGGGTCCGCCTCTGACCTTGCTGCCTTGCCACTCAACGCCAGCGGATATGCAGAGCGCCATGTCTAGGCAGAAGAATGATTTGCCGACGTTAGATGGCCCATAGACCACTGACATTTGCCCCCGGCCCAGCCAGCCCTTGATCATGTAGGATGATGTCAGCACTGGCTCGGCGTCTTTAAGCCAGAAGATTGGCTTCTGTTCTGCGTTGGGGATGATGATGGTTGACTTGGGTTGCTCCTGTGGCTCGACTGCGGCTTGCACAATGGCCTCTCGGTGTTGCGTCGGCGTCGGCCTTAACTCTGCGCCATACGCTCTGACAGCGGCTTTCATGTCGTTGCCATGC